TTCCCGGTGTAAACACCAAATTCATAAAAAGCAGAGAGATCTTCTTCTGGCCATCTAAGATTCTTAATCATTTGCCTCCAGCTTTGGAAGCCTTGGATCTTATCCCATGTTTCTTTATAAGTGGACGTTGCCATCTGCAAATGCCTTTTCAAACTGAACTTTCGGAGCAAACTTTCTATAAAGCTTCATGAAAGCTATCAAAAGATTTGCGGTATCTTTTACGTCTTGTAAAGCGTCGTGAGCGTTCTCTTTATCTATACCTAAAAGGTCTCTCATTGAATCCATGCTAAGGGATTTAACATCTGGGTTGTTTTCCATCCACATCCAAACAGTATCTAGCAAATCAACCCTGTGTATCTTGTTAAACAAGCATTGTTTACCGGTTTTTGCATTGGTGGGGCCATATTGTTCACACATGCGCTGGGCAATTGGTAAATCAAAGCCAACAATGTTATATCCAGCAGGTATAGGAGCAAAAAAGGGGGTTTTCTTGAAATTGTATTTATTTACGAAAGAGCAGAATTTTTGCCATACCACCTTTGGTTGTGGGGCTTTTGCCAAATCTTTTCTATTTTTTCTTGTTATAGCTAGAGCTTCTTCCTCAAGGGGGTCTAGTCCCATTTCAGTTGCTTTATCGTCATCCAAAATTGGACGTATTTCACTATTAAAATACCCCCCCGGCTGAATTGTCAATTTCCTTCCATGAATTGCCACCGCAGCAATCTGTGTTGGTTGTGTTTTGTCTGGATTGCGAGAACCAGTTTCAAAATCAAAAACAATTATATCTCTGTAATTCATCTTATTCTCCTTCTTGTTTCAAAAAATTTATCCATAGCCTCTTCAATATCTTCGTATAGTTCGCTAAATTTGTGTTTTCCATATTCTGAGTGTACTTGATATCTACCTTGTCCGTGAACCAACTTATAAAAATCATTGATCCTGCATATAGAAAGACCTTTATGTTCCTCATACCTCCCGTTTTGAAGCTTATCTCTAAGGTTCTCTCTGTGAGATTTGTTATTCATCATGTTCCTTTTTTGATAATTCGTCCCTGACACCCATGATTTTATCAAGTAGCGACACTCCCAGAATGTCGAACTTAACATGCCCCATAGCTTCTAAATCGTTCATCTCCATTCCAGCTATCTTTTCTGTTCCCTTTTTGTCTCTAACCATAGGGCAAACACTGTCCAAATTATAGGACGAAATAACAACTCCAGCGGCGTGCTTCCCTTGAGACTTAAAGGTTCCTTCAATACGCATTGCTTGCTCGAACCTTTTGGCGTAGTCGCCGCCGAGGGTTCCGTCATCGTTTAATCTACAATAGTCTTTTAGGACTTCTGGTTGATTCATCAATGTCCACCTGATAACAGATGGGCTATCCATTTCTGCCAGTTGATCAGAGACTTCATGTTCATGGGGTAGGCTTTTGGTTATTATGTTCATCTCGTCATAACTACACGCTTCGTTCATTCTCAACACTTCTTTTAGGGCGCTGCGGCCTTGAAGTCTCCCAAATGTGACCATTTGGCCCACCTTTTCTTTTCCGTATTTATTACGGATGTAATCAATCACCTCGTCTCTTTTTGAAGCTGGTACGTCTATATCAATATCAGGCAGGGAGATATGACTGGATGTGTTGCGGCCAACATTATAAAATCTCTCAAAAATCAACCCGTATTGCATTGGATCTACTTGGGTGATGTCTACAAGATAAGAAACCAAGCACCCCGCAGCCGACCCTCTTCCCGGCCCCGGAAGCCAGTTGTTAGTTCTGACGCTATTAACTATATCCCTAACTATCAAGAAATACCCAGAGAGATTAGCTTCGCTTATAACGTCAAGCTCTTTTTTTATCCGTTCTGTATATTCTTCTTTTTGCTGCAAATTGAGACGACAAGAAAGCTTGTCTTTCCACCCATCTCTACATAGCTGTCTGAGATGGTCTTCTTCTGTCACGTCTTGTGGACAATGGAACTCAGGAAGCATCGGGGTTCCTAGTATGTCATACTCTTCGCACATATCAGCAACGTGCAGGGAGTTTTCAATTTCCGAGGGGGTATTGACCGCTTCAATTTCATCAAGAGTCGGAATATGAAAATTGCTAGACTTCATGAACCCACTGAATCCAACATCTTGCTTTTGTTGCAGCTTGGCTCTTATTTTTCTAAGGGGAGTTCTCATAGACGCACACAGCAAGAGAAGATGATCAGCGGCGTCTTGTTTTTCTGGATAGTGTGAGTCTGCCGTAGCCACGCTAGGAAAATTATATTTTTTGGCTATGTAGCGTAATCCTTGGGCAACTAATTTTGCTGCTGGGGAATTTTGCTCGTCTATTGTCTGTATTTCAAGGAGAAAATTCTCTTTGCCAAATATATCTTTATATTTGTTAGCTAAGGCTAATGTTTTATTTACCCAGTCTGGATCTATGTGTTTCTTTACTTCATCTTCGGTTTCAGAATTATATGCCAGTTTCGGTTCACAAAATATTACGTTAGCTAAATCGCTTCCAATATGGCCACTAAACGCCACGATATTTCCATCTGCGTATTCAGCTAACCTATCTAGATCAAGTCTGGGCTTGAAGTAAAAAAGGTCTTCATCGTTACTCCTAGAGGTAGCCTGTATTAATTTATCCCACCCCTTTTTGTTTTTGGCTAAAACGACAAGGTGGCTAAGGGATCTGTTTGCCGAACTTCTTTCGGCGGCATCTTTTTCGCTTAGGTAAAATTCGCAGCCAAGAATCGGCTTAATATTCTTCGATTTGCAAGCCTTGGTAAAAGCAACCGCCCCCGATATGGTTCCATGATCTGTAATCGCACAAGACGTGTAGCCGAGTTGGGAGCATCGTGAAACCACCTGTGAGGGCTTTGAGAGGCCGTCTAAGAGACTGTAGTGGGTATGCAGGTGCAGTGGTGTCCAGTTCATTATCTTCCCTCAGATGCGCCATCTAGTTCGTCGAGGGCGCTTTCTTAAACATTTATTTTTTGTCTTTATCTTTAGACAGTCTACCGCCACCATCTCCATAAGAAGAAAGTTTCGATATGTTTCCGTATTTTTCAACGACTTTGTTTATACCATTTTCTTTGACTTGCTGACTGATAAATTGACAAACGCTGCTGCCGTTTCCATCCTCATGAGGTTCGCTAAATTTACAAAGCTTTTGGCATTTCCAGTGTAAATTTTCTTTTGATAGTAGCTTTGGATGCTCAACACCTTTTATGTATTCAAATTTTCTCTTTAATATATTTTCAGCCTTTTGGTAGTCTTCGTCATCAAAGACCAGCGAAAAAACCCCACCGTGATTTATATAGTATATGCTTACTGAAAACTCAGCGTCTGGATACATGTTTCTCAAGGCGTAGTAGTAAAAAAGCAACTGGGTGTCTTTTTGAAGCTTCTCATATGTCTTTTCTTCTCCGGTAGCCCAATTAATTCTTTTTCCCGTTTTATAATCCAATATTTCATAGTAGTTGTTGCCGTTATCTATGATTACATCAACTGTTCCCTTAATAGATAAGTTTCCTTCTATTACCTGATCGCCAATTAGGTACTTATATTTAGCCCAAGGTTTATCTATTTCAATATCGAAAAATAACTCAGTAGACTGTATATTTTGGTTGCGTGGGTCAAACATCCCATCTTTATAGGCAACGGCTTTTTCCGCCCACTTTAAGCAGGTTCTCCTGTCTGCTTCAGTTATATTTACTTCTGGAAAATTTGAACTGTAGTAATCAAAAGCTATGTCATTTATTAGCTTAAGATCGTCGCATTCCTCAAGAGATAGTTGCTTTCCCGTCTCTTCGTCGTTTACAAAATCTACCCCGTCCCTTATGGCAACCTTCTTGTCTCCAAGGGTCTGCATGACTTTATGAGTAATAGTACCCATCAAGGCTTTTTTGTTTGTTTTATCTTTTAAAGATAGGTTATATTGCAGGAAGTATTTTTGCTCACAGAACTCTAACGTTCCCAAGCTACTACTGCGATGGTAACAAATTATCATCCAATGGGTTTATTTCCGATATGGGCAGATTATACATATCTACATGAGTGACGAATCCATTCCTAAGATCAACATCTCCAGCTTCCCAAATCTTTGCTCTTGCAAAGTAATCATCAGGCTCTGCTTGCCCAACTATCCAAACATTTTTAATGCCACGATAAATACGCTTGCCGTTTTTCGTGGACATATTTTCAAATTCAATACTTACAAAAATATACAGGTCTGTTTTTTGGTGAGCGCTTGTTTTTGCAACAGAAACATCATAATAATCTAAGGGGGGAACTGTTCTTCTCTTTGTCTTAACTTCTATTCTGCGACCATCTTCTGTCCAGATGTCATAGTTGTATTTCTCATCGCCCTTGTTGCAGCTAACAATTTTAGCTCCGATATAGGACGCCACAACCTCTTCACCCAAATAGCCCGCTACGTTTCCACCGCCACTTAGTATCGAATTGTTTATGCTGCCTAGATTTTTGGCTTTTGCTTGAGCGCGACTTACCATGCCGTCATCCCAAGGTATGCTTATTATCCTTTTGTCATTAACCATTCCCACTCCCTAAGAATATCCAACAAAGCCTTGTTTGTTTCATCAATATTAAGCTCTGCATTATTTATAATACAATCAAAATCTTCATATTCATCTAAGGCTGTTTCGCTGGCGTGTTGATCTTCATGTGGGCATCGGGTAAATCTAATTATCTTGCCGCCAACTTTTTTTATAGCTTCGACCTCGTTGGGAAATCTGACATCAGGAATGATTGCTAAGTCAGTTCCGCTATCTTTTATTCTTCTTATACAGTTAGTCGTCCAAATATCTGATCTTATTTTTCTACAGATGTCAGTTCCAAAACACTGCAAGAATTCTCTGGCCGTCATAAAACCCTTTGAGGGGGAAGTCCCACCCGTGGGGACATCTTCCCACTTAATATTTATGGGTGTGTTCTTTTCTTCATCTGTTCCATAGCACTGTTCTTCAGTCAAGCCAAACAATTGTATAGCTGCCATCTTTAGTGGGTCAGCAAAACTAAAAGTTTGAACGAAAGGCCAAATATTTATAATCGCCCAATGTACAAACTCATCGTCTTTTCTTTCTACGTCTAGAAAAGCTACGGTGTCTTGTTCTTTTCCGTTTTCATCAATAGTTATGGCGTTGACAAAGATGTCCCCATTGTCGTCCATTAGAAATTTTTCTACCACGTTGTTCAAACGAAGCTGGTAGCCGTGAAGAAACTTCATGGCTGTGCTTTTTCCGCTTTGCTTGGCTCCAGATATTCCTAGTATTTTAGTCATTATATGTATTCCTTAAGCTGTGGTTTTAGCTTTGTTGTTATTTCTTTTATCGTCATATCCCCAACATCCTTTTTGTTTATTGATGGCTCAATAACATTAAAAAGCCTTTCGCATTTTTCTTTCACGGATATTCTAGCTTTTGTTCCAGCTTCATCGTTGTCCATAAGACTTATTATATTTAAAGCTCCGCAAGTTTCTACTATCCTACATTGAGCATCGCTAAGACTTGAACCAAAGATGCCAACAGCGTTTTTTATTCCAGCCTCCCAGAGTCTCCATACGTCTCCTTGACCCTCAACCAATATTACTGCCTGTGTTTCTCTTATACCCTCTTTTGCTAACCAATAGCCATACAAATGTGAACCAGAATTAAAATGTTTTGAATTTATCCATTTGTTGCCATTGAAATTTTCATTCATAACTCGACCTACACACCCCACCATATGCTTAAAGCTTTCGTCATAAACAGGAGCAACAGCCCTGCCATACATTGGTTTTCCTTTTTCCCAACAAGCGCCCACGTCAAAAATATCTAAAACATTTTCACTATACCCTCTGTCTAAATAATACCTTACCGGTCTGACCAAAGAATTTCTTACCTTTTCTCTTGGTATTTTTAAACTGGTCTTTTTCTTTGCGGGTGAGTTAAATCTAACATCGTGGCTTTTAGAGTAAATATCCTTCTTGTCTGATTTGACAAACTTCAAAGCAAATCTTATAGACTCATTAAACGAAGCCTTTTTGTCACGCCTTGTTGACAAAATAGCTCTTATTAAACCAATTGGGCTATGAAGCCATTCTTTTTCGCATCCGCGAGTCCAACATCTCCAACAGCCAAAGTAATCGCCCTCTTCTAAGTCCACCGTAAAGGCGTGTGGATTATCTGCACCGTCATGTATAGGGCAAACACTCATAAGCAAACTATCTTGATCTTCAAAGGGAATATCAAAATAAACGAGCAACTCTCGCATTTGATACGCAACCATATTAGATAATTGCGCAATGTATTGCTGATCCATTAAAACGGCTTTTCTTCGTTGTCGTGTGAAGCGTCAAAATTAAAAGACTCTTGTTTTTTGATCGTGTTGTCAAACCCATCTTTTTGTTGACTGTTGGAGTTCAGAAGCTCGCTTTTGGTTTGACCTTCCGTAATGGTGGCAATTTCGCCACGCATGAGCATATTGATGTAATCGTAATCATCGTTCAACCCAGCGCCGTGCCTCGCTACCACAGGTACAAGCTTTCTGTTTCCGCTAGCCCCATTGTCTTCCGCCATCTCTTCATCGGATTTTGTTTTGAATATCGAAAAACTACTACAGAGCCAAATGAGACGGTCGGAGCCGCTTACTACATCCGTAGACTCTTTTGTGATTCCATCTCTATTAAGCTGAACAAAACTTAAACATGGGACATCGTGTTGCACAGCAAAATTATGAAGTTGGGTTATTTGGAACCCCAAGACCTGAAACTCTTTCATGCTGTCGTTGATCTGATCAGAATGCATTAATTTCAGATAATCATAAACTATCATGCAGTCGTTCGTCCTGCCGTTTTCATCAAACCCAACTCTTTTAACAATCCACCGCCTAATAATAGATAGGGTTTCTTCAAACGGCTTGCCAGCTATCGTTATGTAATCGAGAGGAATATTTTTAAATTTCGCAGCAGCTTGGCTTATTTTTTCTTTGCCCCCGTCGGTATCTGCAAACTTCCCAGTTGATACATCGTTGATAGACACGCCACTAAATCTAGCAAGCAGTCGATTAATATGGTCTTCCTTAGACATTTCTGTATCAAGAATCAAGACTGGTATATTTAAATTCCCTGAGATATGCAGACCAATGTTGTCCGCAAGCATGCTTTTCCCAGTTTTTGGTCTAGCTGCAATTAAATCTACACACTTTCTTCTAAAGCCCCCGCCGATTGATTGGTCGTATCTAGAAAAGCCGCTACTGACCCCAAGCATGTTGCCTTTGTTTTCCTTCAGATATTCAACATATTCGTCTACATCTTCGCCAAGGGTAATAGGCTTATCTTCAACTGAGTTGTTTAAACTAGAAGATAGTTCAAAAAAGGGAGTTTCACCTATGCTAATAAGAGTGTCAATTGTTTCATCGCCGGTAACATCAGAAATGCTTGATATTATTCTTTTGGCTCTGCGTCTTATGTCTCTAGCTATTTCTAATTTTTTTAGTTTGACGGCGTGCTGTCTTACGTTTTCAGGCCGAACATCAAAATTCGACAGGGCTTTAATATAGCCTTTAGGAACCCTATCTCTAAAAGCCTCTGATAGCCCAACGTCTTGAGCCGCGCTTAATATAGATGGTAAATCAACAGACGAACTATTTTCTAACAGCTTTTTTACGCATGTATAAATTATTTGATTTTCTTCTAGGGTAAAGGCGCTTATATCTATAATGTCATCAACATCAATAAAAGCGTCTGAACCATAGCTAACAATCCCAGCCAGCACGGCTCTTTCGGACGGAATGCTTGAAATTTTTTCTTCCATATTATCCTACGCACCCATCGCAGCGATAAAAATCACCAGCTTTCAGCAGGGGGTTTATTTTCTCTTCTTTTCCACAAACATGACACTTAACTTCTATATAGTTAACACCAGCCCTATCTCTTGGCGTTAAAGGAAGGTCAGGAGTTATGTCGTCTTTATGCTGAACGCCGTCGTCTACAAAGGTATTTTTACCAACTTCAATTTGTTGCGATTTGGTATATTTTGTTTTTTCGTCAATCTGTTTTCGCGCCGGGGCGGTAAAATCGTTCTCTTCTTTTATGGACTGTTTTTGTGGGATCTTGGGGGCATCAGTGGGCTTCGAGTCCGATTCCGCATTGGCTGAACTGCTTGACTTTGCTTTTGATCTTTTCCGCACTTTTGGCACTTTTTCCTGCGCGGCTTTTTCTGAAGAGAGCCTTTCCCCAGTAAGGATTTCATAGCCATCAATAACTTTTTCCATATCATTTTTTAAAACGCCTTCCTTGATCTTATCTAGAGGAGTCATAATTTCTTATCCTTCCAAGTCTTTCCAGTCTATCACTATAGGATCTCAAATCATGAAGCTTTTCTTTGATCATTTCTACCTTATATTCTGCATGCTGCCTTGCTTGATCGACCTTAACAGCAAAGCTATCTTCCATTATTATTAGTTCTTTTTTTTGTTCATATTTCATATACTTATCATATTGGCTGGCTTGTTTTGCGACAAGCTTGTTTATTATATTTACACACCATTTCAGTATAGAATTATGATGGCCTAGACGATAAGAGACGTAGGTTGAATACGTTGTTATAAGACAGGATGCTATATATAGATCGCTAGCACTTAAAGATTTTAATTCTTCAGCGGAAAAATTTAGTATCTCTCTAACCTCTTCATTTATTTCCGCATGAAACATACCCTCCTCTTTAACATATTCGTTTAGGTATGTTTCCAATTGTTCTAAATCACGTATTGAGCAATGCTTCTCTCCATTCATCTTCTGTTTCCGAATATTTTAGCGATATGAATTTAATAGAGTTTAGGTCGCACCACTCTTCTTTGTTTTTATCTCTTGCCTGCGACCTAAAAAAATCGAGCTTACTTTTGTGGAAATGAATAGTAAACTCATAATGCTGTCTGCCGTGAACTTCAACAACCAAATCCTGAGCAGGCACAAAAAAGTCAGCACGAAGGATTTTGGATGCCCCTTTGTTAGATCCGGGCAAAGACACTTCTTCATACACTATATCATAGGGAAAAGTTTCCCGCAAGATTTTTTTTGCCTGCCTGTGTAGACTAGATTTGTGGCGAGTGTCGTCGCCGTAAACATAATATTTAGAAAAATTTATGGGCCTTTCTCGACCGTCAAATCCCGTCACTTTCATGCAAAAATTTCTTTATACTTACTCTTTAGTTCGTCCCATAAGCTATTCTCATTCAAATAGTCTATGCATTTCTTATACCCCTGACAGCTTGGCCCCCTATCTTCATCTTCATCTTTTATAAAGTTGATATAATACCAAGCGCCAGACCTCTCTATTAGAGGGGGTATTTCGCAGCACTGATCAATCAGCTCTTTTCTCCAGTCAAGACCCTTTCCATATCTCAAATAGCTTAAAACTGGAGTGTTCGGCAAGCCCCCTATGTGTGATGTTACAACTTTCCAATGGACTTCTTGTCCAACTACATCATCACCTTCTAGCCAAGATTTATTATGAGTAATATGCAATATGTAATTAGCCGCATATTTTAGTTTATTTCCGCCGTCAACCATAGTGCTTGTTCTAGTGTGAGGATTAGAATCGGCAATTATATGGTTAATAGAAATAACCACAGCCCTCTGTTGGGGGAGAACATGTGCTATCTTCTTGGTAAAAGAAGACATCATTTTCATTACGGGGTTTCT